GACCACTCGTGCCACTAACTGAAGATGGTCCCGGTACAGCCGCCGCCGTACCAAAAGCCTCCTGCCCAAACGTAGCCAACTGGCCGCTGCGTAGCAGAAGTGATTCAGGAGTGACAAAAAACTTCGACGCATCTCCCGCAGGAACAACCTTATAAATAAGCCCAGCCGCAGGCGCAGCGGGTAGAGTTGCGAATGCAGCAAAATCAGTAAACTGATCTGCACCTAAAAAGAGCTGCAAGTCTGTACACAGAGACCCCTGCTCCCATGCTCCATCAGTGTAACCCATATTCCATCTCCTATGCGGCTACGCCGCTGTTAAATACAAATATCTTCCGCATCTACGTATCCATCGGGATTTCTCAACTTATCCACAGGAGCTAACTCTTCTTTTCCATCCTCAAGTACAAAAGCAATCGCTGGTTCACGCTGCCCGACGAGAGGAAAGACACCATAGTCATAACAATCATCACACAAAAGAAGACCCCTTTGCCACTTCATCTCTGATACTTTTTGTCGAGTATCGCAACGAGCACAAAGGTACCAAGCTCCTGTTAAATAAGTGTGTCTAAGACCATGAAGTGCCATTGAAGAGTAGCTCCTGTTTCAAAGATCAAAACAAATAATAGATAATTTCTACCTATTACTTAAGGGCCACTGGTGCCCCATACACCCTGCCAACGAGTTGCTCCCGCGCTCATTCTAAAGCGTGTTTTTTGCTTCAGCGCGTCGGTATCAAACTCATCATCGAAATCAGACTTGGGGCGTTCGCGATGATATACCCGAAGGGTATGATCTTCTTTTTCCGCCGCGAGGAACCAGTTAGATGCACTATTAAGCCACGGCACTTCCATGTGTTTGTAATCTTCTGGAAGCAGCGAGTTAATAGTATTATCCGAAGTGTACGGTTTCCCTGAAGACCCAAGAACCTCCCTCACCAAGAACCTCAACTCAGGAGGAACAATTAGATACTTCCATCGGAGTCTAATTGGAAAGCCTTGATTATCAACCATCCGAGCAGCATGGTTAGTAGCCAACTGCAATCCAGCAACACTAAAGTCAATATCTGTAGCAGGACGATTAGGCCAAGTCCCTGCCAAAGAGATGACATTAGCTGCACCAGGTGCAAGGTTAGTAGCAGCCACGCCTCCAAGGAGAGGATGCTGGTTATTAAACAAAGTAAGTCCATCCACAGTAGTGATGGCAGGGGTGAACCCAAGGTTGAAGACATTCCACGCAATAATCTCTTGCGTAAATGCCGCACTACGAGCCAGAAGCGTTGGACCCTTTTTAATAAGCCCGTACTGATCGTCATCCATCAACTCCTTGGATGTACGAAGTCCTAGAGAGTATGTAAGGTGGTAGAATCGCTTCGATCCACCCTGAATCATCTCGGTGTACATCGTAGGAGCATTCTCAGGCTTCTCTTGCAGCACTGAGATTCCCGCCATTTCCATTTCCTGCTCATACTCACGTGTAGAAGAATCTTCGTGAAATACTTTAGGATAATCAGAGGACTTGAGTTGATACATAAACGAATCAAACCAAATCTTAGACATTCCCGGCTGCATTAGCTGTGGGTATTTTGCCCTTACTTGTGCCATTTAAAAGAACCTCCTTCCTTAGATTAAGCGTTAATTTGTGATGCAGCCGCGAGGAACTTGAAGATAACTCGGGCGTTTACAATAAAGCCATCTTGGGGATAAACCTGGAGCAGCTGAACTACAGCCGAGGCTCCAGTTTTATTAAAATCCACGTACCAGAAACCATTCGTATCAATAGTAAGACCGAAGGTATTGGTACCTGGGGCAAAGTCAGCTTGCGTAGGAGTATAATCAGCGGCCACCAATCCAGCAGAGTTATCAAACACTCCAAGGAAGTAGTTCTGATCCACAGCTTCTACGAATAAAGTTCGTCCTTCTGCTACTGGAGTGCCCAGCGCAATGTTAACCGCCGAAGCCTCATTTGGTACAAACCCATACGTTTGGATAGCGATTGGCCCTGAAACTGGAGCAAATGCCGCAGTTGGAAAGCCCGCGCCAGCTAAGGCAAGATTCTGCCCAAAGCTTTCCGCGATACCTGCAATCCCATTCGTAGTTGTGGCCCCATCCCAGTTTTTCATAAATCCTGCAGCGTTAATCTGAACGGGGGTTCCGAATTTAAACGTCTGTGACGCAGCCTCAAGTACCGCGCCCGTTAAAGGAGTAGAATTAGTAGTGTTCTGCACACTAATAATCGGTCCATGGTTTTGTGTATTTGGCCCTGCCATTTTTGTATTCCTTTCCCCCGGCAGAGCCGGAGCTTTTTATGTATTAGATTGAAATCTGCTCTACAGCACTTTCAGCAGACTCTCCGTAGAAGCTCATAGCACCTTTCTCCATGGCAGATGCCATGCCTGGGATGTTAACAATAGCATTTCCAACCATACCCTTAACTTTGTTGTATCCAGAAATTCCACGAATCTGAGTGCTTTTTAACTGCTCGCGCCGAAGTTTACCGAAGTAACGAGATTTATGCACTTTAAGAGCTATAACATCGTCGTAGATAAGATGGCCATCGGGGTTGAAAGCGAGGACTCGGGGTTTAGTTGGGTCCCAATCACTAGCAGTAATATACTCGTAGCCAGAGGCCAACATTGTACCAAGATGGGCCGCAGACCTATGCACCCACTTAGCTACGTAGTTATTGTCTGAAAGATACACTGTCATATAAGCAGGAAGTTCATGCTCATAAACCGGGATTGGGAAGTTGAGATCGGCTACGTGAGTCTCATTGATCTTAGTCCAATCAATCGGCTCCTGAGGTTTGGCGGCCTCCCGTTTAGGTTCTTTTGCTTCGACCTTAGCTTTAAGTGCTGCTACATCTTTAAGAAGCTCAAGCACTTGTTCTACAGAAGCAGCCTTAGCCTCCGGTACGGCTACCGGAGGCACTGGAGCTGAAGTCATTTTATCACTAACTCCTGCGATAACTCCATTCGTTTTAATCTGCTCAGACATTAAATATACCTTTCCGCGTCTTCTTCAAGAAGCTTGATATAATCTTCTTCTTTCATCCCAAGTTGACGAGCGATCTTACGAATGTCGTCGTTGGAATCGATTTTCTTCTTATCCTTTTCCGGCGCCACAGTAGAACCCCGACTCATAGAAGAAACCGCAAACCTATCCTTAATCTTTCCTTCCATAATCTTATCCTGAAACCTACCAAGAACCGTAAAATACGTGTTCTTAATCGCTTCTGGATTAGCTTGAAAAGCAAGAGTCTGAGCACTGAGGATCTTATCTACTTCATCCTTGATCTCTCCAGTGTAATATTTAAACTGCTCTGGTTGATCTGTAAACACTTCACGCTTTGCATTCTGCGCCGCGAGGGTCATATATCCCGCGTTGGTATGAGCCGCGAGACGAGCATATGCTTCACGAGGATTAGTCAAGAGCAAAGCTGAAATCTCTTCATTCTCAGCCGTAACTTCTTCATCAGTCTTGGCCGTTGGCTTGGGCTTATTTCTATCCTGCTGCTCAGTACGCATCTGAGTTAGCATCTGTTCGATACCATCTAGCTTACTCAGCTTCGCCGCCTGTTCATCAACAGTGGTTTTGAGACCTTTAACCTGGTCTAGTTGTTCTTGAATTTCATTAGGGAGCCTAATCTCTTCAGTCTCCCCGTCTTTTTTTGATTCCCACCATTTCATATCTTAATCCTCTCGCGCTGCTCGACTTCGATTTAAAAACGCTTCTCGTTTTTCTAGGTTACTTTTTAAATCTGTTATCACTTTAGGTAAATCTTTGAGGGTACCTACCAAATTCATTCTTGAGAGTAATACCGCTACTTTTTCTTCATTCTCTCTTACTTTATCTGTCTGTAGAAGTTCTTTGAGGGTTTCTTCATACAAACTATTGAGGAATAGCGCCAGAGGTTTGAACACCTCCAGTCGGTATAGTTCCTTGATTAAGTCCAGCTCCGGGACCAGCTCCCCCAGGTTGTCCACTTGCTCCTCCTGCGGCTCCGCCGCTTTGTTTTGGTTTAAGTAAGTCGAAATCTACCATTGCCACGAGTTTATCCATGTCAGGGTGGTTAAAGTTCCCGGCAATAGTTCGATCGAGGGCGACTATAGCAGTGATGTAGTCTTCATAATACTTAGCGAGGGCAGGTTGTTCGGTGTACATAGCGCCCTTGTTCATACCTAGGGCTTGGACTATTTGCGCAATCATCTGGCCACTTGCGTCTAATTTGCCACTCAAAAGTATGTCATTCTGCCGATCGAGTTCTTTGTTATTAGAAGCTGTAGTAGGACGTAGGCGGAAGCCGAGTTGTTTCTTTGTATAAGCAATAAGCGCATCTTTAAGCGTCTCTGCCTTATCCCCATACTTCCTTATCTTATCCCCTACCCCAAAAGTGCTCCACATATTTAAAAGTTTAATCCCAATACGTACATGACCCGATCGCATGTCCGACATACGCAGATTATTGCGGTTGTTCTGCTGTATGAGTACCATCGAAGTTCCAGATGCGGAATAGATACCTCGCTTATTATTGACCAGACCACCGCCGGTTCCTCCTATGGATGGGTCTATACCAGCTCGCTCCTTGGCTAAAGCGCAGATAAACTGGTCATCCGCGGGGTTGGTGCCTACATCGGAGCCGGCTTTAATTAGTTCAATTTCTCCATCTTTCGCTGGAGCCATATCACCGGGGTACATTTGTAGCACAGAACTTAGTTTGGAGCCGGGATCTACTCTCCACACCCCAAGCATAGCCATGTTTCTATTATTTGTGCGCCAGTTTGAGTTTTGAGATACTTCTTTCTGATAAGAGCGAAGCATTTGTGCATAACCCTGGACGAAGTAGGATTCTTCATCTTGAGTAAGCTTTACATCTTCAACTGGAAAGGCATTTTCAGGATAAAAATTAAAGATGGTAAAAAGCACTTTCTTAGTTTTATGATGATAGCGAGAGATAAGAGAATAGCGTTTTGAACCTATTTGGAACTTGAGATAGCAGGTGTAGAAGTCATACTCCCTGTTCCCCCTAAAATCATCCCCATTACTCATTGAAAGAGCTTGAAGCACTTCCCGCTGCATTTCATCAGCTTCAGTTCTATCAGGATTATCAAGTATCTCCTCTAGCACTTTATCATCAAGATCAGCATAAAGCTTAGAGCGGTGGGACAAATCTTCAACCTGCCAGTAATCAAGAGTCTCGATGGTATAAAAAAAGTTCGCATCACAAAGGTTCGTAATCGAGGGATCAATACCGAACTTATTTAACGGCACAAGCCTTGGATGGGGGCCATCTCGCTTAACTACATCTTTGAACTCAAACTGTACTTCCGCCTCATCAGAAGTTCCCCCTCCGGTGAAGTTATAAATCTGCTCTACATCATACTCCCAGGGGAACTCCATGATACCGTTTCCATACTTGATGGCCGAATTAAACCACGCCTGCTCTACGGGATAGAGATTAAGAGAGGAAGGATCATACGCTTCATCCATTAGAAACTTCTCTAAGATTTTCCTCTGATCTTCTCCTGTTTGATCCGAGTTATCTCCCGAAATCTCAATCTTCCAAAGCGGGTCATACATATAAATCGCCATCACTCTGGAGAGAAGTTCATCACAGAATGTGCCGATCAATTGTATGATTAAATTCGCTGCCCCAGGCCAAGGAAAATCCACTTCATCATTCTTCGGCTTACCTTTATAAAGTCGCACATACTCAGGAAGCTTTTTCGAGCGATAGCTCTCCAGCTTTGAGTTAATGCTTTTTACATTGTCTTTAATAAAAGCCTCAAGTCTCTCCAAATCATCTGAAGAGAAGAGTTTCGAGGCTTCTACTTTCGCTGGCGCTGGAAAGGGCATTTTTTAATCCCACTCAAAAATGTATTTTGGTTGTATTAAATTGCGAATTCTAAAATACCAACTAGTACCCTCAGATTTATAAATCAATCGAAAAGATGTAAATTCCTCATCCCCATCCCATTGATTAAATCCAGGTTTAGAAAACGCGCCTTCAGGGGTCTCATGAATATCTAAGATCATCGCAGTTCCTTCAGGTGTGTAGGGCACGCAGCTTCGCTGCACTTAAATTTTAAAAAGCGCCTTAATATCCGCCCACACAGCTTTAACATCTTGAAGCTGCTGCACATCCATAGGGATATTGATTAGATCCGCAGGCGCTGCTACATCAAGAGACGCATCAACTACAACCTTATCCACCGCACTGAGGATAGCCGTAACCGCTGCAATAATCGCCGGTCCTTTAAGGGTAAGGTTCTGTGCTTTAACAAGCCAATGAAGAATATCCTCAAAAGCCACTTCAATCACATTTCCCGTTTTCGTAGTAATCTGTGCATTTGCCATTTTAAACTCCAGTTTTGGGGGTTGTGGCACTGCCGCTGGTTGAGGTTGCTGTAGCATCTGTGTTAACAGTTTCAATTGACCCTGATGGGAGTACTGTAGTGACCGCGGAACTTGAGGTAGTCGTTGCGAAGGTCGGAGTTTTGACAAAAGACTTGAGGTCTTGCACAATAACATTAAGAAAGTTATATAGGGCCTTGTACCATACCCCCGGAATTTCCGCCGGTGTAGGCAAAGATTGCACAAAAGCTGAAGCCACTAGCATACATATCCAAGTGGTTTCTACTGTTTGTGCGGTAGGTGTTGTTAGGAAACTTAGATTCATTTAATTACCTCGCGCTTTTTGAATCTTTGAGTGCTCTGCATTCGCCGCAGACACTTAGAACAATTTGAGAAGTCTTAGAACAATCTCCCCAGATACGAGTAGGACTTCTCCGATTACTGCTCGCATAAGCCAGGTTAGATTCGCACTTATACGAATTTGTTGTTCTTCTATCAGCGCCATCCTCGTAACGATGGAAGGGTTATCTCTACCTTCGGTAAGATATAGATCTTTATACATCTTGTCCACCGCCTGTTTCATAGATTCTGATTGAGTTTGCGCCACTTAATGCTCCTATTTTTATGGGTTATGCAACAGAAGCTATGCCGCGTTTATATTTAGCAAGACGCTGATTTAGGAATGAGTTAACCTCATCCTCGGAGATGGTGTCAAATTTCCAAACTTGAGGTCCGTAGCCAAAAACATCAAGAAGGTCGATAAGACCTTTTTTCTGTCCGTATGCTTCAGCTTCGTCTCTAAAGTCTTGAGAAGCTCGTGAATCAAGCCAAACCTCTCCGCGCTCAACTATGGGTATGGTGTTATCTATACGCTCAAGTTTAGAATTGGCGCTTTGCGGGGTTTTAAGGGGTTCGATTTTTATATTAGCTATCTCAGGCATGTCGAGGCGGTGCTCGTTGATGAAATACTCCAAGTGATACAGGAGATACTTTTGCGCAGCTACTGCCTCTACATGAATAGTGGAGATCTTCCACTTAATTGCCATTTTAAACATCTGGTTGATGAAGTCACCGATAAGTGAGGCTTTGGCCCAGGTTTCTAGGAGATATACTCTACGAGGATCACGCTGGACACCGCTTACTATTATAGCATGGCGGCAGCGACCTCCACCTAGAGTTTTATGTTGACCAGAGTGATTAGGATCAACGACCATATATCTATCAAGATGCCGAGGAAACACATCTTTTTCTACGTCACCATCTACTACATGGTGCCGGATAACTGTCCTAACCTGCTGCGGTTTACCGTTTTCAACTTTATGTATTATATCTAGTTTGGAATATCCTCCTTTTGGGGATGTGAGAACTCCTGTTGTGTTTTCAAAGTGGAAGAAGCGAAAGTCGCTCATGTTGAATTTAGCTTTAGATGGATCAATAGGGGAATTTAAAAACTGACAAGTAAAAAAGTAAGTGCCAAGTCTTCGCTTCCATTGAAGAAGTTTATTCATTCCCATTTCTTCAGGGAAGATGGGAGTCCCAAAAGGATGCAGATTGCAGCACCCACCAAGAGCGGAGTGAGTAGTAAAGCCAAAGTAAGACTCATTATCTCGAATGTAAGAATTGAGGTCTTTATGGCTCCAACGGTTACCCACAACAATCTCATCAAAATCCCGATTAGGATTATTGGGATCTGAATCTGTGGCACCAACCAATAACTGATGATACTCAATCGTGCTTTGCATAATCGAATCAGTTTGGATGGCATCTTTACCTACTAGATCATCTTGGATGATGAGGTTATAGTGACGAGATTGGAGTGCAGCCCCTACACCGATGAAATCAAAGGTGCCTTCACCTTGACCACTTCCTGCCGCAGTACGCTTTTGATGTAAGGAATCAGCGGTCCAGGTTTCACTTGCTGAAGGAAGAATCTCAGGAAATAAATCACGGAACATCTTCCCATTGACGTAATGATTACTAATACGTGTGCCAAGTTTGATTGCATTTTTAATAGTCTCCGACACTACTAAGATACGAATGTCTTGGGAGTGAGTGCGTTTCATCCATTCAATAAAGAGATCAGAATACTTTAAACGAGTGAAGAGGTCTTCCTCTTTAGGGCCAAAAGGGAGGGCGCGCCACATGGGGAAAATTACACTATATACTTCACTTTTGAAGTGATCCCTCGGAATCTCAATTACTTCTTTAAGCCCATCCTTCATCACTGTAAGGCACATTTGGTAATGAAGTTTATATTGATAATCCGGCCCTCGTTGGAGGCGAGTGCGTCCAAGGGTTACAGTTGCGAAGTAGAACATATCAATTAGGGAATTGACCTTATGAGCTAAGGGTTTCCTCGCATCTGGAAGGCCGGAAGTTGGGATAAGTTTGTAGTTTAAAATCTCCGCACGTGGAACATGGAGGCTCCCTGTTTGAGAAGCCTCCATCTTTGCGTTCATCGCCGCTGCCATCGCGTCACGAATCGCTTGTTCTTCAACACGAGTTGAAGTTTGAATTAACATTCTAAATCACACTAGCTGCTTTAAAACTGATGCAATCCCAACCTGTTGCGGCGGGGCCGCGCCTCTTAGTTAACTGGAGCACCCTCGATTTGAAGGTTCTCTAAAGTTTTAAGAGCTTCTTCTTGTTTATCGCTTGTTAGGCTTTCGCTTTGAGAGAAGCTTTGGTTAGCTTTAAGTACAGAATTGGCGCGATCAGTTAGGCTTTGAGACTGCGCTGAGGGGGCATCTAGTGCAGCTAGAAGGTCTTCAGCAACTTGATCAGCTTCGTGATAGTTGTGCTCGATCTTTAAGTGAGAGTCTGTGCGAGAGATTTTGGGGTACGTACCTTCACGGTCAAGGAAGTCTCGGACAAGTTCTACCTTAAACTTACGCTCAGCTAAAGTCACCGCCGGACGAGTCATCTCATCAGCAATAGCTTTAAGCGCGTCTGGGAGCATCTCCTTGAATTGGAGCAGCCGATAGTTTTTAAGATCTTTTGCAGTTTGGTCATTACCGAGGGCTACGCCTGTAGCGATTTGAGTTCTTAAACGAAGATACTCTACACCCCGGCGAGCTACTACAACAAGTTGCTTAGAGCGCCCGATCATTCGGGCTATATCTTCATCTGGGACAAAGATACCAGAGGTGGCGATACCCATGTCTAAACGCACGAGCTTTTCAATAAGCGCCATGCGTTTAAAATTCGAACCTTTGGCTGGGCGCGAACTTATGCCCCCCTTCGCAGTTATAGATGCACCGTAGTGAGGATTGGGCATTTAAGCTGCCTCCTCTCGCGGAGCGAGGATTTCATCTGGATTAAAATCAGGCTCATTTATAGGACCGCTCTTAAACACATCTTTAAACTCCTCAAAGTGTTTGAGGAACGCCCGCCCGATAGGGGTGCTTTTAATCTCACGAGGCGAAGGGTCTTTAGTTTGAAATGACATAAGAGTGTCCTCTGATATAAGAATACGCTTGCTTGAGAAGGGGCGCAAGCCTTTTAGGGGGAGTATGACACCCTTTATCCCTAAAAACTCACTGTCATACCCCGCGCCCCTGCGGGGCCTAACTCAGTTGACGCATTTGACTCAATTGACGCATTTGACTCAGTTGACGCATTTGATTATATTAATTTCTTAATATAACCTATAAAGTGAAATTTACCAAAAAATTGTAAGCTGAGTCCCCAGCAAATTATGCGTGATTCGATTTTTTAAGAAGGGTACCCTCCACTTATCAGGAGTTATGAGTTAGGGAGTTACTAAGTCAGTTGGAGTTATGAGTTAGTAACTCAGTGTAGTTAGTCGTATGAGTTACGTAGCGCCCCGGAGGGGCTATGTAGTATGCTACATAGCTGTGGAAAACTTTTTCAAAATAGTTGTTGCGCTCGACTCAATTCATGGTATGATTAATTCAGTCGAGAGAGACGAAAGAAACTCCCGGCATCACTTAGGTGATATGACTCCTGATACCAGTAATGGTTAAGTAGAGCATAGGGTACTTTGACAATCGAAAGAGCCAACGGTGTATGACACTTGGTTGGCGTGACACCTATAAACGTCTCACGACGTTTGTTCCTTACCTATGGGTGAGGATGGACCTAACAGATAAAGATACCATGCACGGTAATATTAGACGTGCCCATTCGTGTGGATAGCTGTATCGCCTGTTAGGTCCATCCTTGCCCATATGCAAGAGGAGAATATCATGTCAAACGGAACATTGAAAGATGCGTTAGCATCGGCTAACGTCAGTGTACCTCAGTCAACAGTATCAATCGTATCATCGAAGGATGCGGTTGCATCCTCGAAGGATGCTACGGTGTTCAATCTACTAAGTGTATTCAATGAGATTGAGATTGGATACTTGAGTGGACTGTTGAGTGTGCGGTATAAGGCCAAAGAAATTGAGTCTTTGGCGAAAGAGTATCCTTCTGCGTCTTCCGCTGAACTCTTTATCATCGGTAAGATGAAAGAGGCAGCGGAAGACGAAAGAGTTGCGAGTGTATGGCGTAGTCGTGGGGTTGAATGGAAGTCTTCAACTCTGAGCTACGCTCGGCAAGTATTCCACGAAGTTAAACCCATTCAAGAACACGCAATCAAGTCTTTGGCGAAACTCGCGGGGGAAATTCCCAAGTCAAAGCATAAAGATGTGATTGGATGGCTGCAAACAAAGAATGCATTGGATTGCGCTTCAAGCGATGAACGCATCGCGCAGGTACAGAAGGTGTTCGACAACAACTAAGTCTTACCTCAACTCTAACCCATGAGTACCTCAACTCTAACCCATGAGTCAATGATTCATGGGTTAGCATGGAGGTATGATATGAGTAGCGCATTCGATCCAATCCACAGCGCTCGCGCATTGCGAGCGTCGAATCTAAACCATTCTACAATACCAATTGTAGATAAAATCAGGACACAATCTCTAGGAGAATTTCTCCCTGAGTTATGGGATGAGTTGCAACAAATGCCACCTTATGCTAGATTTGTGGCGAATTATATCTGGGAACAAATACGGAGAAAATGTGAATCAAGCTGCGTATCATCGGTAAGATGAAAGAGGTGAATTTGGCGAAATCAGGGCGTGGGTGCATAAAACGTTCGAGTGGGGCAGCCCCGTAGGGGCGTAAGTCCTTTGTTTTCAACGCTTTACGCCCTCTCTCTCCGCGCTCGGCGCAAGTGTCTCCTATTTCCTATGGCCCCCCTGCCTCTCCCGGCCAAATCCTATAGATGTTCCTTATTAATAGTTATTTATATGTATAGAAAATAAAAAAAAAATATATATATAATAATAAGTAATAGATAGAAGAAAAAGAAGGAGAAGGATATAAAGAAGGAGAAGGAATCAACTTATACCCTTGAGGTATTTAAGAGATAGTTCAAGGGTATAAGTT